GTATTGACCTTAATATTTACAGATGGTGCTTGGAATCTACCACATAATTATTTCGATTAAAATAAATAAAGACTATGAATACATTTGACAAAAACATGGAAAAATTATTTGATGTATCACCTGTTGAACCAAAGGAACAACCTTTGGTTCCCGTTCAACCAAAATCACCGGTTGATAGTTTGGATTTGAAACAAGATTTGGTTGATTCTTATGAACAAACAAAATCAAATCTACAAGACTTGATTGATTCGGGTAAAGATGCAATGGAAGAATTACGTCAGATTGCCAGTGCAGGTCAACATCCACGTGCGTTTGAGGTTTATGCCACTTTACTAAAGAATATGGTAGATGCCAACAAAGAACTATTGAATGTTCAAAAACAAATGCGTGATATGGATGGCAAAAAGAAAGATGAAACTGGTACCAAAATCGACAAAGCTATCTTTGTTGGTTCAACCGCTGAGTTAAATAAACTCATCAAAGGTAAAGAATGATTGATGATGACGATTATGGCCAATTAAATCCTAATGATTCGTATAGGGATAATCCATTACTAAAAAAGGCAGGAGTTAAGGTTGATTATACTCAGGAACAAGTAGATGAGTATGTCAAGTGTGCCAAAGATCCTGTTTATTTTGCAGAGAACTACATCAAGATTGTTAACGTTGACGAAGGTCTGATGAAGTTTAAGATGTGGCCTTTCCAAAAGGAAATGATTAAGACTTACCATGAAAATCGTTTCTCTATCACCAAGTGTCCTCGCCAGGTTGGTAAAACCACCACCTCGGTCGCATATCTTCTTTGGTTGACACTCTTTACTGATACACAAAACGTGGCCGTTCTGGCGAACAAGGGTTCTCTTGCACGTGATATTCTTTCCAAATACCAGCTGGCATATGAAAACTTACCAATGTGGTTGCAACAAGGTGTCGTGGTGTGGAATAAAGGTAACGTTGAACTTGAAAACGGTTCTAAGATTATTGCGGCATCTACATCTAGTTCTGCCATTCGTGGTGGATCATTTAACTGTGTATTCTTGGACGAATTTGCGTTCGTTCCAAACAACATCGCCGAAGAATTCTTTAACTCTGTTTACCCTGTAATTTCATCTGGTAAAACGTCCAAGATTATTATTGTGTCCACGCCGAACGGTATGAACCTGTTTTATAAGTTGTGGATGGATGCAATCAACAAGAAGAACAACTATAAGACTTTTGAGATTCACTGGTCTATGGTGCCTGGACGTGACGAAGCCTGGAAAGAAGAAACAATCCGTAACACAAGCGAACGTCAGTTCAGACAAGAATTTGAAACGGAGTTCTTGGGTTCATCAAATACTTTGATATCTGGTTACAAATTACAGACTATTGTTTATCGTGATCCAGTTGCCAACCATGACATGATGAAGATTTATGAACATCCCGTCAAAGAAGGTATTAACGAATCTAAATCAGACCACTTATATTGTATTTGCGTTGACGTTTCTGAAGGTAAAAACTTGGACAGTTCAGCATTCCAAGTCATCGATATATCACAGACACCATACAAACAGGTGGCGTCATATGCAAGTTCCTCAATCACACCAATTTTGTTTCCAACAGTCATATATAATGCAGCAAGATATTACAATGATGCATATGTATTGGTAGAAATAAACAATAATCCTCAAGTTGCAGATTCTTTACACCAAGATTTTGAATATGAGAACCTATGGAAGGTATTTACAGGCAATAAAAAACCACAACAATTGAGTGCAGGTTTTGCCCGTGGCATTCAAATGGGTTTGAAAATGTCACCTCAGGTTAAAGCAATTGGTTGTTCCAACCTGAAAACTTTGATTGAAGGTGACAAGTTATTAATTAATGACTTTGATACTTACTCAGAACTTACCACATTTGAACAACAAAAGAATTCATTTGCGGCTGCTTTGGGTTCAAACGATGATTTGGTAATGTCTCTTGTGATTTTTGCTTGGGCAACAACTCAACAATACTTTAAGGAAATTGTAAATCACGACATAAGAAAACAAATTCAATTAGAACAGATGAACCAGATGGACGAAGATGTTTTACCAGCACCAATCATTGATGATGGTTTAGAACACGACTTTGAAATCATCGGTGGCGACATGTGGGAACTTGCAGACGGTGGTGAAACGTATGCAAAGTTTATGAGGAACAGACTAGAAAGGTTATAAAACCAGCCTTTCATAAATACTCTTATGGTATTTTGCCAAAAGAACATAATAATTCAAGGAGAATAAAATGGCATTTCAAATCTCTCCAGGCGTAAATGTAGCTGAAGTGGATGCAACAACCGTTGTTCCAGCAGTTCAACAAACCGCCGGTGCATTTGCTGGAGCATTTCAATGGGGTCCAGCAGACAAAGTAAAACAAATAGACAGCGAAATAACTCTTGCCAGCACATATGGCAAACCAGATTCAGGATCAGCAGTATCATTCTTTACTGCGGCTAATTTCTTGTCTTATGGTAACAACTTGAGTGTTGTCCGTGCAGTTGGTGCATCTTCAAACAATGCAACTGACGGTAGCGGTCTTAACGTTCAGATTAAAAATGAAGATGATTATGAAGCTAATTTCTTAAGCTCAAACAACGGAAATGACTATGGACCATTCGCAGCACGTTATCCAGGTTCACTAGGAAACTCAATCAGTGTTCATGTTTGCGCTAATACAGAAACATATGGAACATGGTCATACAAAAATTATTTCACATCTGCACCAAGCACATCAGATTTTGCTGATTCAGTAGGTGGACAAGATGACGAAATGCACATTGTTGTTGTTGACCAAGATGGTTTGTTCACAGGTTCCGCTGGTGCGATTCTAGAAACTTACGCTTTCGTTTCTGCCGCTTCTGACGCAGTTATCAATGGTGTAACAAACTACTACAAACAGGTTATTTTGAACAACTCAAAGTATATCTATGCAATGGATCCTGTTGAATATACAACCACAAACTCAACATGGGGTCGCTCAGCTGCTGGAAGAAACTTTGCAAGTCCTGCAACAAATCAAGTAATCGAATTGACAACAGGTTCAAATGCAACACCAACAGACGGAAACGTAGAATCTGCTTACGATTTGTTTGCAAACAAAGAATCTATTGACGTTGCGTTGGTATTGACTGGTGGTCATTCTGTTGCAGTTCAACAATATGTTATCGACAACATTGCTGTTGGTCGTGCAGATTGTGTGGCATTTATTTCTCCAAGATACACAGACGTTGTTAATAAGACAGGTGATGAAACAACCAATATTCAAGACTGGTTAACAGCATTGTCTAGAAGTTCATCATACGTTGTTGCCGATTCTGGTTGGAAATATCAATTCGACAAATACAACAATACCTATCGTTGGATTCCATTGAACGGTGACATTGCTGGTCTATGCGTATACACAGATAACGTTCGTGACCCATGGTTCTCACCAGCAGGTTTCAACCGTGGCGCAATTAAGAACTGCATCAAATTGGCATGGAATCCAAACAAATCTTTCCGTGACACATTGTATGCAGCAGGTGTAAACCCTGTTGTATCTTTCCCTGGCCAAGGAACAGTATTGTTTGGTGACAAGACATTGTTGAACAAACCTTCTGCATTTGACCGTATCAACGTTCGCCGTTTGTTCATCACACTTGAGAAAGCAATTGCTCAAGCTGCTAAGTATTCAATGTTTGAATTGAATGATGAATTCACAAGAACACAATTTGTTGCTTTGGTATCACCATTCTTGCGTGACATTCAAGGTCGCCGTGGTATAACTGACTTCAGAGTTGTTTGCGATACAACAAATAATACACAACAAGTTGTTGATAGTAACCAATTTGTTGGAGATATCTATATCAAGCCTGCACGTTCAGTTAACTACATTCAATTGAATTTCGTTGCTGTTGGAACAGGTGTTGACTTCGTAACAATCGTTGGCGCAGCTTAATAAATAAACGATATAGGAGAAAACAATGTCATTCAATGTAGCAGAATTCAGAGCAAATATGATTGGGGACGGTGCCCGTCCTAATCTGTTCTCTGTATCTTTAATATTTCCATCAAGTGTATCTAACTCAACAGCTGCTGGCCAAAAAATAACTTTTATGGCCAAGACAGCACAGTTGCCAGGTTCTTCAATTGGAACAGTTCCTGTTTATTATTTTGGTCGTGAAATGAAGTTTCCAGGAAACAGAACATTTGCAGATTGGACATTAACAATCATCAACGATGAAGATTTCGTAATCAGAAACTCTTTAGAGAACTGGATGAACTTGATTAACAGTCATTCAGGTAACGTAAGAGCTGGTGCCGCAAGAAACTCTGGTGGTTATTCTGTTGATGCAAGTGTTATTCAATACGGCAAAACTGGCCAAGAGTTGAAGAAATACAAATTCGTTGGTATGTTCCCACTAGATTTGGCACCAATCGACCTAGATTGGGGTTCAAATGACGCAATTGAAGAATTCACTTGCACATTTGCTTATCAATTCTGGGAAACAGATACAACTTCCTGATAATTACGGAGGGCCCACACGGGTCCTCCATGTTTTTTTGATTTTATAATTAGACAAAAATATGGCAAACAACAATAAATTTTCACTGTTCGGTTTTACTATTTCTCGCCAGAAGGATGAGGAAGAAGCAACTGTTCAACAATCTTTTGCACCACCATCGCAAGATGATGGGGCATTAACTATTACATCTGCCGCTTATTACGGCACATACGTTGACCTAGACGGGACAGCAAAGAATGAGGTAGAACTCATCTCTCGTTACCGTGAAATGGCAATGCAACCTGAGATAGAATCTGCGATAGATGACATAGTTAATGAAGCCATTGTGCAAGATGACGATGGACTAATCACTAAAATTATTTTAGATGATTTGAAACAACCAGAAAAAATTAAGAATGCTATTAAAGAAGAATTCAATACCGTTTTACGTTTATTGGATTACAGAAAAATGGCTCAAGATATTTTCCGTAGATACTATGTTGATGGTAGAATGTATTATCACATCATCATTGACCGTGAAAATCCACAAGAAGGTATCAAAGAACTTCGTTACGTAGACCCACGTAGATTGCGTAAGGTCCGTGAAATGAGAAAACAAAAAGATGAAAGAACTGGTGCAGATATTATGCAACCGGTTAACGAATATTATATCTACAACGACAAGGTTGTTAGTGGTAGTGCAT